GAATGATCACCACGAGGACAACGATCGCTAGACCCTTGCGATTCATTTATATAAGGTTGCGATATTTTTTGTCTAGTCCAGAAAATCGGCTGGGTCCTCCTCGTCCTCGGGCTCGTCCGGGAACCTATAGTCCTTGGGGAGGACCGCCTTGGGTGCACCCCGGACGCGCACCTGGAGCACGCGCCAGATGGGACCGAACGACTTTTTCAGAAACCACATACCGGCCAGCTCAAATACGACGTCGCACTTGGTCTCCGACTTGACGTCCTGAAGCTCAACTGGATTCTTCTGGGTATCAAACACAGTTGTCGTCACCTGACCCTTCACAGTGGCCAGTGATGCGCCGAGCACACCATCCGTCACACTCTCCTGAAAGGCGTTCGTGATGGTTTCGTCAGAGAGCTCCTTGCCAAACCAAGCAACCTTAGAAGCTTTGGCCTGAGTCAAAAGCTCATCATCAATCTTTGTGAAAAGCTCCAGACCCTCAGGAATCTTAAAGTTCACAGTCTTGGCCTCTAGGGAATCCTGGAGCAAAAGACCGTTCACCTGGTGATGAACACCGGAAATGCGCAGAAAATATCTGCCATCTGGAAGCTTCTGGGGTGCTCCGTAGTCCATCTGTATTAGTTATACAAAAATATTCTTTAACTTTAGTAGGATATGAATTCGTGTAGCGCTAGATATGTACTACATGATTGCCAGTGTTTGGCTGACCCTATGGACGTGTACTCAACCGTCTGTGGTTACGTCAGTAAAACGGATGGCCTTGTGTATGCATGCGATCCTGGCTGCTGTGGTAATAAATGCGACAACAAGAATACAAATATTAAAAGAGTTGAAGTCCGCCCATCTGCCGGTGTTGCTCTACCCCCCGGATACGGTCTGAATCTTCTTCAAAATGAAGATCCAACTGATATACCAGGTGCAAGTGAATTTGTGCCACCCAAGCCATACGATTCAGGATATAAGATTTGGCAAATTTTGATCATCGCCTTTTTACCTTTGATTTTGGTCCTTGTGTTGTCACTTTTCCTGACTTAAAGAAACCCGTCCCGTGTATTGTATAATGGCAACCATTGAGTCTCTGTCTGTCGCTCTGGAGGCCCTCGCCAAGGAGCAGCGTGCTCTGCGCAAGGATGTTCGCAAGATTCGTCAGCACCTGGAGGATCCCAACGGTGAGAAGCAGGCGGCCCGCGCCCAGAACAACGGCTTCAACAAGCCCCTGGGTGTTTCCGACAAGCTGCGGGCCTTCCTGAACCTGGCGGCTGATGAGAAGATTTCTCGTTCCCAGGTTACCCGTAAGATGAATGAGTATGTTGAGGCCAAGGGTCTGAAGGCTGGTCAGAACATCTCACTGGACGAGACTATGAAGGACCTGCTACAGGTGCCAGAGGGCGTCCAGGTGACTTTCCTGAACATCCAGAAGTACATCAACCCTCACTACGTGAAGGAGCCCAAGCCGGAGGGTGAGAAGAAGCCACGTGCTAAGAAGGAGACGGCCCCTACTGATTCAACCGAGGCCCCAAAGGAGAAGAAGGTTCGCCCGAAGGTTGCGAAGGCTTAAAAGTAAACTTTGCGTGTAATATAACATAACAATGGAGGTGATCAACTCGGGAATTGAAAATTTTCCCACCCCCCCTCCAGAACTTTCACGTGAAACACTGAATGCTCTGGCCGGGACAAAAGTCAAAGATATTAACTTGTATCGTCGCGCATTTACTCACAAGTCAGCCCTGAAGCGCTATTCAGGGCTGACTGGTTCATATGAAACTCTTGAATTCATGGGTGACAGTGTTCTTGGATTTATTATTACAAAGCATTTATTTGATTTACATGAAAAGGAACAGGAAGGGTTCCTTACCAAGGCCCGCACCAAGATGGTGAGAGGCAAGACTCTGTGTGAAATCTCCAAGGTGATGGGGCTTGAGAAGTTGATCTTGATGGACGAAAAGGGTGAGCGCAACGGGTGGAATACAAACGAACACATCATGGAGGATGTTTTTGAGGCGTTCGTCGGTGCCGTGTATCTTGACTTGGGAATGGTTCATGCCAAGCGATTCGTGCTTGACGCCTTCACAAAGGTGCAGACTTCACTTGTAGACGATAACTGGAAGGATCAGCTCATGCGGTGGTGTCAGGCTCTCAAGTACCCTCTACCCGATTACCGCCTCAATGGTCAGACGAATGGCCAATTTTTCATTACGGTTGTCGTAGATGGTATGGATTGTGGATCTGGCTTTGCTTCAACCAAAAAGCAAGCTGAGCAGAACGCAGCTGAAATTGTACTTAAGACGGATCCTCGTTTTAAGAACAAGACGATACCAAACAATGGAGCAAGATATTCCAAGGACGGTCCTCCGAGCCCGCGAGCTCCTTGCGGCTGAATACGCAGAACAAAGAAGTCAGGAATGGTTAGAGCTTCGTGAAAATATGATCACAGCAAGCGACGTTGCAAGTGCACTCGGTGAGAACCGTTACGAAAGTATAAATTCTTTTATAAAAAAGAAGGTTCTCAAAACCAAGTGGGCCGGGAACGCCGCAACCGCCCATGGCACCCTCCTTGAGCCTCTCGTACGAGACCTATATGATCAACGGTACGGCCGCAAGTCACACGAGATTGGACTCGTGCAGCATTCCAAGTACCCTTGGCTCGGCGCGTCTCCTGACGGCGTCACTGAGGATGGGCTATTGATTGAAATCAAGTGCCCTCTGACTCGCAAAATTGAGGCCAAGGTGCCTACCCACTACTTGCCGCAAGTGCAACTTCAACTAGAAATAACAGACCTGGAGGAGTGCGATTTTATTCAGTACCGCCCCGGGGACACGGCCAGTGTCCCACCGAAGCCTGAAGAGTTTGTGGTTGTACGGGTGCACAGGGACCGCGCATGGTTCGCAAAGAACTTGCCCATCATGGAGTCGGTGTGGCAGCGCATCCTCGTCGGCAAGGATAAGGGTCTGTGTGAAATAATAGATGACCTCACGGCTTGGGATCCAGACTTTAAGAATGAAATTGTATGTGAAATAATAGATGAGTAAGGAGGCCTGGAACTCAATTGACGAAATTTTCACCAAGAAACCAAGCTGTTTACACAAGAACAAGATTCTCAAGTGCCGCGAATGTTCAGGTTCATTTTGCTCAAAGTGCATTCAATTGGAGGTGCATTTTTGCCCAAAATTGGATGAACGGACTAAAATTGAAAAAGATAATTTAGCAAACAAATTAGTCAAAGTTGTTGCACCCAAAATACAAGCAATCTAGTTTTTGACACGTGATATTATGTAAGCTATTATAGCGAATATTACAAGAATAATCAAAATATTATTAACATTCTTGGACACCTTGGTGCCGAATGGGCCTTTGCCACCCATCCAACTCCATGGCAACTCTGGGCGGTACCATGTGACGGTACCGTCAGAGTACTCAAACTTGCGTGTAGGAAACGCACCGTGTGGTGCGTAGTTGGGGCTGATGGTCTTTAAATATACGTTACCAGATAGATCACGCGGTTTGAGATTCACATCCAGGTCATCAGTATAGTCGGTTGGTGTTTCATCTATGGCTCTAGTGTAAGAGCCGTCAATAAAGACATCCTTTCGGAAACCGTCTTTGTTGATACCAAAGTCCCCCGTCCACGTGGTCGGGTTGAATTTGTCAATCTGCAGCCGGTCATCTATCATAAGTGCAGATGCCATTAGCATACACTCATATTATTTTTTACAGTATACATTTTTGTTTTGACTTTTTCCTGATGGAGATTCCACATTTCATCTAGGTCTACTTCCAACATGTGAGCAAGCTGAAAGAGATAACTAAACACGTCACCCATTTCCATCACCACATCAGTCCCCCGATCCTTCTTCAGACCCGTTTTGCGGTAAATCTGCTTCTTCTGCCTGATACTTGACGCAAGCTCCCCCATCTCTTCGTTGAGCAGCATCCATACGATACTTATCGGCGCTTTGTCCCACCCCTTCTGTTGACACATCGCTGCAGTTTCGTCACGAAACTTATTCATTAACAACTATACACCCAGTCCTTTTAAGTCACAAGGTGAGCTA